GGCATAGGGTCTCATGGTCGCCACTACACCATGCTGGTTCACCGTCGTTTACTTGTACTGAAACACCGATAACATCAAAAAGCTGATCCCGCACGTATTCCTCAGTGGTCTGCTTGGCGAAACCTAGGTCAGCAGAGTAGTAGGTTTCAAAATCAATAGTCAGTATGTTCAAGATGTGCCTTAATTATGGAACTAACATTTGTTAGATTCGTTTCGTCCACGATGATGCCAATGCCACCACCTTCGTTTATTTGTCTGAGGTTTTTTAGTTGGAGGGCTGTGGCTTTACCTTTACCCGCCTTGGCTTCTATGCCAACGAACTTACCGCCTATGCAACAGAGGAAGTCAGGCACGCCACTGTTGCCTAACCCTGTGCCAATCGGCATAGCGTAGTAAATGTTGTGCTCTTTAAGGATTGTTTTGATTTTGGCCTTGACCTTGGCCTCAGGAGTTTGCGCCATTACATCCACTCCACATATGTAGTTCCCTTATGCTGAAGTATGGCTAGTCGGAATAACTCGGACTCTCCATCGGGGGTAACGTCACTACCATAGTCGTAGTGGCAACTCTCACATTGGAACTCGATAAGCATACCGTGCCTACGCCAACTAGGGTTGCATGTATCTGCTGAGGGGAACTTTGATGCGTATACTTCATGCCCCGACTGAGCAATGACAGTGGTTGTTTCCTCATCTTCGGAACGCTCAAAGATTGTTGTGTTGCACTGGTGCAAATTGTTACCGCCACACTTGGGACACGATAACTCATCGCCTGATATGTTTACAGATATTTTGCCAAACACTGACATTTTCTAACCCTCGAATTTGTTTTCAAGCGGTCAGTATAACACAGTGATTTGACTTTGTCAACTACAGACGTAAAAAAGCCACCCGAAGGTGGCTAGGACTTACCCTAACAAATGTTAGGTATTGGCTTGTTCAATCGCACGGTTGAGATACCACTGTGCCTTCTTCAAGTCCTCCAACTTGTTGCCCTTGTGGTCGGCTCGTGTTATGTATTTCACAACATTGCCAAGGTTATAGCCTAACTCTTTCGCTTCAATGAAGTCGATAGTTTCTATCCCACCCGCCTTGTAGTGCGGAGGGTGATTGACCATGTCGGTGTGGTGCGTAGAAACAATGTCTCTAGGTGTAGCACTCTGCATACGATGTTTAGGTCTTGTGTGTTGATGCACTAACTCTTTCATGCGCTCGGGTGTTATCTGTGTGACTGTATCTACTGCCGTAGGCGTAGTAGTCTTTGGTGCTGCTTCTTTGCGCATCTTGTAAGTGACCTGATACACCGCTTGAAGTGATACCTTAAAGTGTTCAGCAATCTCCTTCGCTTTCGCTAATGGATTCTTTGCTATGTAGGCGCGTATCTTCCCTGCTTTGTTTGCTCGTTTCATGTTAACTCCTGTTTGATTGTTGTTTAACGAATTCAGTAAGAACTTCTCTCATCTTGGCTTGCTTTGTATACGCATAGTTGGTGTTGAAATAATCCATCACATCCTTTGGTAGACGCAAACTCGTGCAAAAGAGTGAGGGTTTCTTACCAAGACCCCTACCCTTGCGTTTTGTTATCGGCTTTAACTCTTCAATTCCTGTTGTCATAGCAGTGCATCCTTAAAATCATTCTTAATAAATCTTCGCTTTACTTTTTCTAACAACTTTGGGTCTACTCGCTCGAACGGATTCCAGTCGTTTGCGCATAGTTTCGAGATGACTCCTTCGTTCTTCGTCAATTGCCTCTTGCGGGATAAAGACTTCTTTGGTTGTAAATCTGTGTTTGTTTCCACATTCTCTCCTTCGTGTATGCCCAAATGTGGGCGATTCTCTCGTTGTGATTACTGATGACCATGTATCGCATACGGGGCACTTCATTCCATTGCCCTCAGACTTTCCATCGCAGACCAAAAATCTATACTGGCGTTCTTTGCCCCATCTAAATCACCAACCCCAACTTGTTGGGCTACCTCTACCGCGCATTCAACTGCTTCGGTCAAATGCACATATGCCCTAGCCCCGTGGTCGAACCCCATTTCATATGCTTGCGTCATTGCGTCAATCGTTGATGCGGGAGTTCCCGCACTACCTAGCAACGCAACCATCTCATCTTTTTTCATCGTCAACACTCCCCAACATAAATATTGATACCGCAACTACCACTACTACCACCCCACCAAGGCACATCAATAAGACTGCCCATGCGATTGTTTCTAACATTTGTTAGCCTCCTTTGCGTCAACACATGCTTTACATACGTATTTATGAGCACCACTTTGAAAAGACATGATGCACCCTTTTTCGGGTATTGATTCTTTTTGACATTTCCAACATAACTTTCCTCGTGCGTGCATCCAACGCCTTGTCGATTGCTCTGCCCTTAGTGCGTTCTGTCCTTGCCCCATAGGGCTAAATGTTTGTGCTTGGTATTTACTCATAGCCACCCCCATATGAATACTGACACCATACCGATTACCGCTATCAGCGCAAGTAAAACTGAGAAGTCGCTGTGCCCTCGATAGGGCCCCTCAACTGTTAGGTATGGCTCAGTAGTTCTAAGCGTTCGTGAATAGATTTCTGTTGTGTGGTTGTTGTCTAACATTTGTTAGTTCCTTTCAATTTGGTTTGTTAGGTTATCCTCGTCACGCAGTTGGCGCACCAACTTACGCACTTCGTTCTCTACATAGTCCCATGTGCGGTAGACCTCGTGTCTGCCAAAGTCAAACCGATTCTTCTCCAAGAGCACCATGAGTAGGCGTGGGCTCAGGTCTCCCGCATGTGCACAGTCAAACCCGAACCACCACAACCCGCCACCCCAATCGGCATCGGAGTCGGCATAGGTCAGTCCACCGTGAACTTGGATGCACGTATCGTCATAGTGCTTGCCAAATAGCGGATGAATCTTAGGTATGCCAACATATCCGCAGAGGTGACCGAGGTCTCCGTGTCGCTCTATCCGACATTTGTAACCTGTAACTTTGTCCTCCCACTCAGCGTTGTCGGGCTCAGTTTCCCAAGGTCGATTGGCTATGAGCAGTTTTAGTTTCTGCTCGGGTGTTAGGGTTGTGGTTTCTAACATTTGTTAGTTCCCTTCTGTTAAGACTACAAAGATTTCATCATTGATACGGCAACCTACATTCGACACAAAGTGCTCGGCTTCAACTAACTTCAACATGCCTAACTTTCCTCGCATCTCTACGGGGAGCGTATTATCGTCATAGACTTGCACATCTTGTCCAATCTTTACCAAGTATTTACCCTCATCTTTTATGATAAGTGCTGCTTTGTTATCACCAAACCTGTCACGGATTGATTCAATAGTTAGCATGTCATCTTTGAACTTCTTGGTCTGCTCCATCTTCTTCAGCATGGGCTTCTTCTCGGCTTCAGGAAGTCCGTTCACATGCGCTAAGAAAAAGTGAAAGCCACTTCCCATGATGAAGTTCAGCGCAGACTCTTGCGTCTCCCGCTCAGAACCACGAAACTCTCTTTGCTTGTCATACTGTTGGTTTTGCATTACCTGCTTCGCCTTGTCATACGCTTTATCTATACGCTCGTTGGGCTTGAGACGAAAGAACATCTTCTTCGCCATGAGGATAGCCTTGTCTACATCCCCTGTGCGGTATGAGGATGTGCGTTCCCTAGCATTACTAATGCGGTCGTTGGTAAGCGAGAGTTTGTAGTCACCTCGGTAATACTGTCGGCTAATCTTGCCAATCTCCTCACCGCTATCAACCACACTGAACCCTACGGGTTTATGGTCTCCCGCAGTATCGGTAACAATGAACCGCCACAATGGATTCGCCATCGCTAAGTTCATTACCAGTCTGCACATATCAATAGGCGGTTGACCTATCGACTCCTGACCCAACTTCTTAGATACGTCGGGGTGTAACTCTACATTACTCAATGCAAATAGATTCATACTAACTCCTTGTGATTCACTCATCTGATACTCCTAACATTTGTTACCTATTACCAATCGAACTTACCCAAGATAGCATCTACCTTGGACTTCAATGCGCTTCGTGAGTCTGCATCTTCTTTGATACTCTCAATGTCTGCGCCTAACATAGTCAACTCCAACTGACGTCGTGCTTCCTCCAACTTGGGGTCGTTGGTCACATTCAGTTTAGTTAGCAGTCCACACAACTCTATGGGGTTAGAGATAAGTGTGTCGTGGTAACGCTTCTTGGAATCATCACCCTCAATATCAGTCAACTTCTCAGACATTCCCACTAGCGTCTTATGCAGACGCTCCCACGGCTCACGCATAGCCTCGGCTAACCTATCGCTGTATTGTTTCTCGTAGTCGTTCTTCATCTCTGCTAAGTCATGCGCAGGTATGTCTAAGCGAAAGTCACCAGACTCAGGTATTGGTTTGACCGCTCGTCTAAATCCGAACTTCAATCTAACATCTGTTAGGTCGGGGTAGTCCTCTGCTTTATACATACTGCCTAGGTTGTTAGGCGCATCTGCAACAAGACGCGGATACTCGATGTAGAAGTTGTTACACATCATGTCGAATGTCTGCTCGAACCCATTCATGGTCTGCTTGTATTCCATAAACAACTTGGTCGGCAACATACGCTCACCCTTGTCTGCCCAAGGCAATGTATGCTTGTTGTGATACAGACGAACACGCGCGGCGAAGTCTGATATGTCTTTGCGTAGGCTAGTCCCCGCAAACAAGTTCTTCTTAGTCTGACTCGCACCTCTTACTGCTGACGCATCTGTATTGACCTTATCAGTTACCTCTCGGTCTAACTTAGACGCAGGCCATACGCTGATGTTCAACTCCACTAATAACGCTGATGAACTAATACTCATTTGATTTCTCCTTTGTTGCCTAACATTGTTAGTTGCTCTCGATATGAATAGTCTTGCCGTTGTCGGCATCGCCGTCATACCCACCCACGATGCACCACATTACAGGCGCAGTCCACTCACTACCCCAGTCACCACCTACATATCCGTCAGTCAGAACAATCACGCACTCAGGCTGGATGTTCTTCTCTTTCAGATACGCTGATATACAAGACGGGCTTGTGCCTCCGCCACCCTTGGGCTTCGTAGAGTTAGGAATATCAGACGCAGTAGAAC